ATCAAAACCTTTGAATTCTTTAGAAAAATAATCTTTAGTATTAGATTTAAATCTTTCGTGTTGCTCTTGGGCAGTTTCCTGCTCTTGGTTATATCGATTAAAAAAGTCCATAGCCTTTTGTTGGTCTTGAGTAACGCCGGGTCTCAACTTGATCTCCTCGTAATATTGACTCTTTAAACCTTCTAAATGCTTGCGGGCTTTTGCAACCTCTTCTTTATATGCGAGTTTTTTCTTACGAATATCTCGCTCCTCATCTACTTCTTCATCAAAAGAAAAATTATCTTCCATCATGAAGTTAATTTCTTCTGTGTTTAAATGTGATTTGGCTTGTTTATAATACTCTCTTAATAAAGTATCATTATCTATATTAGAATAATCAGCGTTTAATCTAACGTAATCTTCTAATGTTCCACCAGTTTCTTTCATAAAGTCTACGACTTTTTCGATGTTTTCTGGTAGCTTAGCTATTTCTCTAGCCTCTTCAGGTGTTGGAGCAATAACTCTTTCTTCAATTTTTTCACCTATTTCCTGTATTTCCTCTTCAACCTTTTGTTCAATAGGTTTTTCTTCTTCTACAATTTCTTGTATTACTTGTTCTTCTTCTTTATTTTCAGGAATTTCTTTGGGCTCTGGTACTTGTTTGTCCACTCCAGAGCTAGTACTTGTTTGTCCACTCCAGAGCTAACTCCGGTTTGTTCGCCCACATCCACCTTCTTTGTTTCTCCGACTTGAATGGCATCTGTTTCTTCTGTTTTAGGTTTAGATAAATCTAATTTAATAGGTTCATCTTTTTGTGTTAATTTTTTAGGTTTACGTTTAATTTTAAACGTACCTTCTTCTTTTACTTTTTCAGACATAATATAATATAATAAAAATTAATAAATAGTTTATTGCGGTTCAAATTGCTCTAAACCAAATCCGCCTAAATTATCCATACCTGCTGATTCAAAATCTGTAGGTAACAAGTCATTTTGACGTTGCTCAATCATTTTAGATTGTTGCGTTGCTTGTATTTTAGTTCTTTTATCTTTACGATCTTCTATAAATTGTTCTTTTTCTCTATCAGTTTTTACTTTAGCTTGTGCTAACTGTAATTGATAATTAAATTCTTCAGCCATTAATTGTTTCTTAATTAATGCTTCTTGCTCCATTCTTTGTATTTCAAATTGAGATTTAGCTTGCTCTATTTGTATTTCTGTTTGAGCTAATGCCTCCTGTTTTTGAACTTCATTCATAGCAGCCTGCTCAGATTGTTGCATGTTTGCTTGAGCTTGAGCTTGTATTTGAGCTTGTTGAGCTTGTTGATCAGCTTTTTGTTTTTGTATTCTTCTATACTTTAATATTTGATTAGCTAATTGTATATTTTTAACTTCCCTAATATCAATAGCATCTTCTAAATATATTTGACCAGATTGTAAAGCAACTTGTATATTTTGTTCTAATTTAGCTTTCTCTTCATCATCAGGTTCTAGTTCTAAATAAATACCAAAATCATATAAATGAAGATTTTTTAATTCTTCAATATTTCTTGTGTTAGTCAATGATATACTCTGCATTAAAGCTTGTTTAGTTAAATCAAACTCTAAAGCATCAGCTAATCTTAATGATATATTTTCACAAGTTCTTAATGTTAAATATAAACTAGCATTAACAATATGTTTTGTAGCAATATTTGAAGCGTTAGCAGCCATTTTTTGTAAACCAACTAAAGCGTCTTTATCTGGTAAACTACCGTCTCTTGCTTCATTTAAACCGGTTACATCTCTAATCATTTGTAAATAATACTGATATGTGTTTACAAGTGAAGCTATTTTTCCGTTTGCACTAGATGATTGTAATTCTTGTATAGGAACTTTACCTCTATTAGGATCACCATCTTGCGTTAAAGATCTACCAACTATACTACCAGTTTGAAAATACATGTTTAATGCTTCTTGTGGATTATAATTAGTACCATTACCTAAATCAACCTCAGCTAAACCATCAACATCTACAAAAACACCATCTGGTACCATTCTAGATATAACCTGTTGTAATTTTAATGATGTTAACTGTATCATATCAGCATAACCTGTTATACGGCTAACTAATGATTCAATACGTCCTTGATACATATGTGGAGCACATATAGCATAGTTCATATTTACTTTAGTTAAATCACTTTTAGGTCTTGTCATGTTTTCAGAAAGCTTCCATTCTAGCATTTGTGGAACACCCATAACTTTTACACCGCTGAACAAAACTTCAATAGATCTTGAAACTCTATCAAAATTATCACTAGTTGGAGGATTAAACGTGTCTGATTTTACTAAAGCTTTTTCTAAACCTTGATCAGTCTTTTTTATTTTAAACACTTGGTCTACAAATGTTTTATATTCAAAGTATAAAACCTGTATTAAATCATTATCGTAGTTAGGTTGAGCAACATAACCTTGTCTACCAGGGTATTTAGTTTAATTTCAGCTAATGTTAAAGATTTAATTTCACCAACATAATATATATCTTCAAAATTAGGATCATTAGTGTATGAATAAACTAAATTAGCTGGATCTACATAATCAACAACTACGCCTTCAGATTTATTAAAAGAAGTTTTAACAGCTCCTATACCTATTATAACTATATCGTCTATTACTCTTTTGTTTATTAATTGATATTTATTAAAAGCTAGAGTATTATTTATGGCTTCTTCTTCAGCAATTTCTACAGATTGTTTGTAGTTTAATTGCATGTGAATTTCTAATTCTTCTTTAGATTGAGGTAATACTTTAGGATCAGAATTATATAAATTTATACCAGTTAACTCTTTTATATTATTTAAATAATCTTGAGCCATCATATCCCTGTAAACACTACTAACGTAATCAGTTCTTTGTAAATTTAGGTATAATAGGTACTGGTTTCCAGTCTAAATTAAGATAAGATAAATCACCATTTATAGATAATTCATCTTTATATTTTTGAACTGATTGTTCACCTCTAGCATATAATCTTAGTCTATTATAATTTTGATAACCTGTCACCCATTTGTTACTATTAACTCTTCCACCTCTAAACCACTCATACTCAATAGCTTGCCCAACCAGCAATCCATACTCTAAACTTTTCTTTTCCTCTTCAGATACCATCTGACTTGGAAATGCGCTGTTAACACTTGTATTAATCATTTAATTAATTATTTTTGATTTAAAACCTTTGTTGTCATATTTAGCAAAGCTTAAAGAAACTTTTTGTTTAATAACTTCAGGTACAGGTCTATATTTATTTTTATTGCAAGCCATAATAGCTAAACCAGAACTTATTGATGCATCATGTTTAGTTCTATTGTTTATATCAAACGCTGCCCAATCTTCTAATGTTCTTTGAAAATACATAGAACCATATTGTTCGTTGTTATAACCTACAAACATTTCAATATAAGATTCTATTGCTGCAGCATGAGCTTGTTTTACATCTTCACTTGAATTAGGTATTCCACCTATTTCTTTTTCAGTTACAGATAACTTATGCATTGTTTTATCAGGTCTATTCATAGAAAAACCTCTGTAACCTCTTCTTTTTAAATGGTATAATAATCTTGGTTTATTATTTTCAGCAAGCAATGGCATACCATAGAAAACTAAAGCCATTAATACATCTTCAAAAAATGTTTCTGCTGTTTGAGGTCTTGATATATATTCTAAGAAAAACAAATTAGGTGGAGCACTTTCCATACTAAATTTAGTTAATCCGTGAAGCGATCCTTTTGATCCTCTTCCGTCAACAGTTCCAGATATATCATAACTATCACATCCGAAAGCACCCATGTGTTCATTACCAGGATACTTAATACCGTTTTTAATAACAACCCTATTTTGCTGATTTGGTTCTGGAACCCATGAGACATAAAACCTTCCTTGTTTACTAGGTGTAAAGCGTACGCTTGTATCTTTTATCCCATCTATCCACTGAAAATTACCCTGTGTAATTACATTTGAGTTTCTTAAATCTTCATTATAATCTATTTGCTCGTATATTTTACTTAGATTAAATAAAGATTGTTTTGTTTCATCTCTAAAAGCGTGTTTTTCAGTACGTGGAAATTGTCTATAAAATTCATTTAAAGCATCTGGATCATTTTTAAGACCTTCAACTTCGTTTTCCCAATGTTCTATTACACCTATATCTATAGGGTAGCCATCAATTCCCTTCGTTTCTTTCTTGGGTGTCTCGAAGACAGGTAATCCATAAGAATCAATGTATCCTTCGTAATTCCACTCCATAGGTATGAACAGGCTATATAATCCCGAGCTAGTCTGCCCATTGCGGTTTCTTCTGGTAACGTCTGAATCATCGTATATTTTTTTATAGTTTCTACCTCCTTTATCTAAAGCATTTGATGTTGAACCCATCATACACTTACCAATAATTCTAGAACCTAAACGTAAACAAGTTTTTGTAACCCTCCAGTTATTTAATATGTTGTCAGGTTTTTCCCATTTACCAGACTCATCGTGTACAAGTAGTTTTAATTTTTCACCATCGTAACTATTATCTCCAGTATTTTTCCAGTCAATAGTTGTATCTAAACCTTCTAATTCTTCTAACTGTTCGTTAGTATCTAGTTTTCTTCTTGTAAACCTACTAGCGGGAACTCTATAAGCGAGTTCTGTTTTTGGTCGATCCATACCGTCTTGAATCGGCTTGAAGAAGAAAGGGTAGTTGACGGAAATTGGTACGATTTTATCGGTAAACATTTTCTTTGCATCAGCCCCAGACTTTGATAAGACACCGTATCTAGCATCACTAGAGATAGTGGCAAGGTTGACAGTT